TGGCGCAGATGGAAACCTTCCTCGGTATCCCTCTGAACCAGAAGCGCACCCTCGAGGCGCGGCGCAAGCTCGTCGCCTCGTACTTCATCGGCGGCAACCACATCGGCGCGCGAGAAATCAAAGACATCACCCGAGCCTTTACAGAGGGCACTTGTGAGGTCTCTTTTGCGGGCGGAACGGTCTATATCCATGTGAAGTCCGACATCAAGGACACGCCACCGGAGGATGACTATTACTACATCCTACGAAAGAAGATACCCGCGCACCTCGGCGTATACACAAACATCGAAATCGAGTTCTCGGAGCGGCTCTATGTTGGTTCGAACGCACTCGAGGGCAACCGGTACGACATTGTACCCCCGCCGCCTGTTGGCCAGAGCGCAGCCGGAGAGCTGCGCACCGGCAGCTATATCACGCAGAGCGACAGGACTGGCATCGACCTGCATCCGCAGCCCGGCCTCTCGTTTGAGACCGGGCTCCACGCAGCGGCCGTCGTCCTCGAATCGAGCAAAACGGACGTTGACCTGCCTGCACCGGAGCGGCGCAGCGCACAGAACGCGCTCCACGCCCGCACAGGCATGGTTGAGAGCAGCCGAACGGCCGCAGACATGATTCTGTATAGCGGCTGGGAGGACAGCGCAGAGAGCACCGTAAGGACCGGTGCGGCCTATGCGCAGACCACGCTCGTCGCTATCGCCCCGGCATTTCAGCAGGAGCGCGCGGCCGCAGCATACACAGCCCGGACCGGCTGCGGCGTCATCGAGAACACACACTACATTGTGCAGACAGCACAGAAAGGGAGTATCTAAATGGACGGTTCTATTACCACCAACAAAGGCATTGCCCTTATCGGCAAACTGCTGGCGCAGAAAGGCGCATTGCAGATTACCCGCGTCGCGGTCGGCGACGGCACTCCTCCTGCATCCCCGGCAACGCTCAACGCCCTCGTGCATGAGCTGAAAAACGCCACCATCGAGAGCGTGGACAACCCGAAGAACGGCGAGGCGAAAATCGTCGTCACCGTTTCCAGCATCGGCGTGACGCAGGGCTTTTTCGTCAAGGAAATCGGCGTCTTTGCAAAGGACACCGACGGCAAAGAGATTCTGTACGCCTACGCAGGATTCTCCGACAATCCGCAGTGGATTCGCCCCGAGGGCACGGCCATCACCAATGTGGCGACCTACGACATCAACACCATCATCGACCGCGTTTCCGAGGTCAAGGTCACTATCGACCCGTCGAGCCTCGCCACTAAGGCAGACCTCACCAAGCTGGACGACCGTATTTCCGCACTGGAACGCAAAGAACACGTCAAAATCTACGGCGTCCGCTGGCCCAAGGGCGCGAGCGCAAGCAAGGGCGAGCGCATCTACGACAGCGTCGGCATGACGGCGGAGGCTGGTGTTGGCAGCCAGACCGTCACCAACGACTTCGACAAGGCTTACCCGTTCGTAGGCCGTCGCCGCTGCAACGGCTACCGCGACGCAGACCGCACGTTCCATGTCACTGCATACGAGGGTGAGCCGGGCTACACCACAAACGACCCGGCAAAGCTGGTGTATGTCGAGACGCCGGAGTTTTATTACTTCGACGGCATCGACGGAGACTATGAGGTCATGGCCGTGTCTACTTACCCGGTCCCGGGCTTTGAGTTTATGCCCCGCACCTACTCCGCCGCCTACCTCGTCGCTATGGAGGGCGAGACCGACAGCAAGAAGCCCACGAGTCGGAGCGGCGTATTCAGCGACTACAACAGCCTGAACGGATGGGCGACCGACATCAAGAAACTGGGCTCCCAGTACACCGGTATGCTGGCGGTCGATAACTACATCGACGGTCTCCTGATGATGGTTGAGTTTGGCACGAAAGACGTGCAGACTGTCATCATGGGCGCAAGCACCCTGCCGTATTCTGATTCTCATGTTGCGCTGGCAGCAGAGGACAGCGCGAACCGCATCCTCATTACGAAAGCGCAGGCAGCAGACTACGTCGTCGGCCAGACTATCAGCCTGTCCAAGAGCAACATTTGGAGCGATGAAGTTGCCAAGAACCGCATCATTACCAAAATCGAGGACAAGAGCACGGACCAGACCTACCTCTACTTCGACGGCGCAGCAGTCAGCGTTGCCGAGGGTTGCCATGTGAGCTCCCGTCCGTGGGTAAACGGCGCGGCCGATGTTGTGGCGGCCAGCTCCGGCTCCACTGTGGACAACACGAGCGGCAAATACCCCTTTATCTACCGTGGCAAGGAGAACCCCTACGCAAACGCATGGGTCAATGTTGCGGACGTTCTCGCAACCAGAGAGGGCAGCGAGGGCAACTACAAGTATTACATGAACTACCTGCCTGACCCGACGAAGTACGCAGGAGGCACGGTCTCCTCCGACTATGTGAAGCTGTCCTACGAGATGGCAAAGGACGGCGGGTACGTCAAGGAGCTCGGCAAGGATAAGCGGTATCCGTTCATCCGCATGACGAGCGTTGTTGGCGGCAGCTCGACCACCTACTATGCGGACTATTACTGGCCCGCACAGAGCGCGGTCTGTGCGGTGATTGCTGGCGGCGACCTCACCGATGGCCGGAACTGCGGCCCTCGTTGCTTCCACTGCGCCGATGCCCCGTCGCACTCGGACCGGGTCCGCCGCGCGCGTCTTTCTTAAAATACCTGACAGCAGGGGATTGGGGGCGGCCAGCCCCCTTTCTTCTTCTGTCTTTTTCTTTCGCTTTTTAACTCCAAACAGGGACTTGGTGTGCCCTGCTGTGCGGTGATTGCTGGCGGCAACCTCAACAATGGCCGGAACTACGGCCCTCGTTACTTCAACTGCAACAATGCCCCGTCGAACTCGAACTGGAACCGCCGCGCGCGTCTTTCTTTATGCGTTCCCATAAATTATTGCACACCATTTCGCCGCCCTAGAGGCAACCGGACCCGGAGAACGGGCCGCCTTGCCACTCGGCAAAAATACGCCACATCAGGTGGGAGCTAGTAGGACCGGACAGGCCTCGAAAACCCTCAAGGCTAAAAGAAAGAGGTGAATGCCTGTTGAAAAGGGCAGGATTCCTGTATGAAAAGCTCCTCGACAGAGAGCTTATCAGGGACGCCATCATAAAGGCATCACGGAAAAAGCGTCGCCGGAGGTCGGTTAGACGCATCCTGAATAATATCGACCATTACGTCGATGAACTCTACACCATGATTGCGAACGAGAGCTTTACGCCCTCACCGTACCGGAGATTCCAAATCAAGGACGGCGCGACGCAAAAGGTGAGAGAAATTTGTTGCCCGAAATTCTACCCCGACCAAATCGTCCACTGGATGATGATACTCGTTCTCGAACCCGTGTTTATGCGCGGGATGTGCGAAACGAACTGCGGCAGCGTCCCCGGGCGCGGCGCGCACTACGGAAAGAAGCACATTGAGAAGTGGTACAAGCTGGACAGGAAGAACACAAAATATTGCGCAAAGCTCGACATCCGAAAATTCTACCCATCGTCTAAGGCCCCGGCCGTTATGCAGGAACTGCGGCGCGTTATCAAGTGCAAGCGGATGCTGCGGCTGTGTGAGACGGTGCTGAACAGCTCGGACGGCCTGCCGATTGGCAATTACACCTCACAGTGGTTTGCGAACTTCCTTCTGCAGCGGCTCGACCATTTCATCAAGGAAGTGCTCCACATACGGTACTTTGTCCGGTACATGGATGATATGTGTCTCTGGGCATCGAGTAAAAAGCTCCTGCACAGAGCGGTGAAAGCAATCGAGAAGTTTCTGGCGGGTCTCGGCCTTGTGTTAAAGGCCAACTGGCAGATATTCCCGACGGCTGCCCGTGCGGTGGATTTTCTTGGATTCCGATTCTTCCGCGAGAAAACGACCTTGCGAAAGAACCTCGCTCTGCGCTTGAGGCGGAGGGTGAAGAAAACCTACAAGCATACCCAGAAAACAGGCAGAGTGCGAGCGCGGGACGCAGCAGCGGTTATGAGCTACTGCGGATGGCTGAAACACGCACATTGCCACGGCTTTTTCGTGAAGTACGTTAAGCCGTATGTGAACTTCAAAAAGCTAAAGGAGGCTATCAGACATGAAGCGAGAATACGCGCACGAACCGCCTATTGTGTCGGTAACGCAGCTCAACCCCGAACAGTGTGAGGTGCTGCTGCACGAGAACATCAACGCGGAGACCCGCACCACGACCGGCGCAAACGGCGAGGAGCAGACCACCGTATACACGGCACAGGAGTACACCCTCATCATCCCGTGGCGGGAGGGCATTGAGGATAGCATCAAGGCCAACGTCGCCGCATGGACCGAAATGGCCCGCAAGCAGGAGCTCGAAGAGCTGCTGCCTGAAAAGCTGACCGAGCTGGATGATGCCTGCCGCAAGGCAATCGTCGAGGGCTGCTGGGTCGGGCTTGCGGACGGCTCCATCCAGCACTTTGCGCTGACGGAGGCAGACCAGATTAACCTCAACGTCGCGCTCGAAGCCGTGAAAGCGGGCGCGGATGGCTATCCCTATCACGCGGATGGTAAGCTGTGCTGTGTGTTCAGCGCGGCCGACATCAACGCTGTCGCAGCAGCGGCCGTGGCGCACAAGCTCTACCACACCACCTATTTCAACCACGCGAAGCAGTGGGCCACCCGCGCCAAGACGGCAGACGAGCTGGCCGGTATCCACTACGGCGCACAGCTCCCGGAGGACCTTGCGGCCAACATGGCAAAGGTCATCGCTAGTGTATCGGGCCAGTAAGGCAGCCGCGCTGTTCCTGACAGGCGGCACGGCCTACGCGCTGCTTGAGACGGCATGGCGCGGTCACACGCACTGGACGATGTTCGTCCTCGGCGGATTCCTTTTCCTGATTCTAGGCGAGCTGAACGAGGGCTTGCTCGAATGGGATACCCCGCTCATTTTGCAGGGTATCATCGGTTCAGCCATCGTGACAGGAGCGGAGCTCGCAACCGGGATGATTCTCAACGTCTGGCTCGGCCTCGGCGTTTGGGATTACTCCGGGATGCCGCTCAACTACAAAGGGCAGATTTGCCTCCCGTTTAGCATCCTGTGGATTTTCGTGTCCATCGCGGCCGTCGTCCTCGATGACTGGCTGCGATACTGGCTGTTTGGGGAGGAGCGTCCGCACTACACACTGTTCCGGCGCGGCGAGAGCCGCTGAAAGGAGCCGCCAATGAACCGCGAGGAGAGGCTCGAACAGCTTTTGACGGCCACCGTTAAGCTGCTCGACCGGTGGGAGGAATACTCCCTCGAAACGAACTGCGGGGAGCCGGAGGGCTACGGAGCAGCCCGCGCGGTGGTACACGCAGAATTTTCCGTACTCAAACAGACCGACAAAGGAGACGTCGAGAATGAGCGTAATTACCTTTAAGCCGAACGACCACACGAAAATCACCACAGACTTCGAGCGGTCCGAGTTTGCCTGCCCGTGCGGATGCACGGCGCAGATGATTTACCCGGAGCTCGTCCAGAAGATGCAGACCGTCCGCACCAAGCTCGGCAAGGCCATCAAGGTTACGTCGGGCTACCGGTGCGTGAAGCACAACGCAGACCCGAAAGTGGGCGGCAGCCGGACAAGCCGCCACCTCTACGGCATTGCGGCCGACTGGCGCACGAAGGACCGGAGCGTAAACCCCGTTGCCCTCGGTATCATCGCGGCCGCACAGGGCTTTGGCGCGGTCGGCATCTACTGGCACGACAAGGCCGCCATTGTCCACACCGACACGCGCGGAGGCAAGGCTACATGGCTTTGCGTCCAGCCCGGTGTGTATCCCAGCACCACCTACAACAAGTTTGTCCTGCCGACTATCGAGCAGGGCTGCGAGGGAGCTGCTAACCGCGCAGCTACGGTTATGCTGCAGCGGCTCCTCGGCATCCCGCACGACGGCAGTTTTGGCCCGGCTACCACAAAGGCACTGATGACGGCCCAGCGTAAGCACGGCCTTGTCCCGGATGGCATTTGCGGCCCCAAGAGCTGGACTGCCCTGTCAGGCGCAGACAAATATCTGTGAGGGAGGAGGTGATACCCATGTGGGAGTTCATTGTCCAGTATTGGGCGGAGTGGGCTTTCGGACTGCTTGGCACGGCGATTATCGCCGTAGCCATCAAGTACAAAGCCCTCCTCGACGGCGTACTGGCTATTCTGCACGACCGTATTTATCAGGCCTGCCAGCACTACATTCAGCAGGGCTACATCGACGCGAGCGGCCTGAAAAATTTGGAGTACCTCTATCGCAGCTACCACACGCTTGGGGGGAACGGGACCGGGACCGAATTGTACAACCGGGCCAAAGCTCTCCCCATCCACGACAACTGATTTTCAACAGAAAGGACAACACTATGAACAACAATCACATCTCCGCTGGCACCATCGCCCGTACCGCAGCTCTGGCTCTGGCACTGACTAACCAGATTTTGAGCGCAGCGGGCAAGCCCGTCATCCCCATCGACAACGCACAGCTCGAGCAGTTCATCACCACCGGCTTTACCGTCGGCGCGAGCATCGTGAACTGGTGGTATAACCAGTCCTTCACGCAGGCAGCCATCGAGGGCGATAAGACCTACGAGAGCGTCAAGAATCAGATTCACTAAGGACGCCCCAGCAGCTACCACATAACAGCAAGAGCCTCCCGGTATACCTCGCACAAGAGGGCCGGGAGGCTCTTTTTTTATTGCCGTTTCTTGCAATATCTTCCCCGGAAACGCACTTAAAACGGCATTTCCGGCGCGGTTATTATCGTAAAAAGACATTTTCGGGACAGAAATGCACTTTTTGATACATTTTCTATCATTTCCGTGGATAACCGCAGAAAAACGACGCGGAAATACCAGAATGACCCGAAAAGTGGAAAACTGGGTGGAAAAAGTTGATAAAAGGGTCATACGAGACAACACACGCAGTTGTCCCAAAATACCACGAAAAACAATATAACCGGAGCGGAAATACCGTTTTGAACGCATATCCGCGCGGATATGCACTGAAAGCAGCATTTCCGGGTATTTCCGGCGAAACAATCGACAAAGAAGAGTAGAGTAAAGAAGAGTAGAGTAGAGAATATATTATACTCCGCGATTTTGCAATCGCTGACGCGAAAGCCGTTGCCATTGCCCCTGTTAGGTGCTATCATAAAAGCACGACTACCAACACAGAACAGGAGGACAACAGTTATGGGTAACACAACTGCGTCCCTCACCCACGAACAACTGTTCGGGGGGGG